GATCTCAATGAACCAGTCTACCATGGCTGATCGATCCTCAGGCACGTGCATGTATTGGATGAGTGAATGTGCACGTGACGAGAGATCAAGGGCGTCAAAAGGGACGTCCCGAAATTGAGAACAATCCGTACCACCGATGTTGCGGACCCCCTCCACCATTTTCAACAATGCCCGTGAGTTATACTCGGAGCGCACAAGCGCACTGAGGTTGACAAACGGCACGATGTCATGGTGTATGAGGTGCACGGGTCCCACCCTCGTCTGTGTCATATCAATGACAAGGGGGGTTTCCGGTAAGTAGTACGGAACAGGGCAGTCCCGGAACATGAGAGAGTTAATCGTGAAGAAATCGCGGCTACGCCAGTTCTTCCCGACGCTAGGAATTAACCCGGCTTCGGAAGTCATGGTTGTCCACACTGCGAAGAAATCGGTTGGAGCCCGGATCACCGCGTCATCCCCATTAACCAAAAGAGGTAGATGGGAGAGTTTGACGCGGAAACCAGGGTTTCCGGATTTAACCCGCATAGTGTGTTCGTAGGCGAAGCGGATGATTGCAGCATTGATTATGCACAAGACTGGGAAGCTTAAGGGATGTCCCATTAGCTGACCCCATGTCTGACGCACGGGTTCACAACCATGACGGCAAATCCGCCCATGAAGAAGTGATTCCGTAATCAGCTGTGTATCCTCCGCCCTATAACCGAGAACTTCACAGATCTCGAGTACACAGGACTCAGACATATAAGGATGGATGTTGTCTGTCGCTCCTTTGTAATCGATACTCACATATTCCTCCCCCTCTCGGAGGGGACCGATTTTGGTGTTGATGAAGCCAAGCTCGGAGTCACAGGGGGACCCAACTAGACGGAAGACCGGGTGGTCCTTAATCCGCCAGAAGTCCCGCTGGAACCCCGATAGCCAATAGTAGAGGCCCGTTTCCCCCTTGGAAATGGTCCGGACTTTCACCGGTTCCGGGAGGGGAACCAGTTCGACCCGGAAAGGGGAACTTGGGTTAATGAGGGAGAGGGGAAGGAGATCTCCCTCATCGGACGTAGTCCACTCTACC